CTAAACAAGAGCGTATAGAGCGCCAAAAGGATGCTGGCAAGACGCCAGAGCGCATGAGGACGCCAGGCTCAAAAGGTGCCCCCACCGCCGCAGCGTTCAAGGCCAGTGCCAAGACAGCCAAAAAATGAGCAAGCACGACAAACCCATTGCCCATACCACCACGGGGAAGGGTAAGAACTACAACGCCACTGAGAAGGGCGCTGGAATGACAGCCGCAGGCCGCGCAGCGTACAACTCTGCCAACAACTCAAATCTCAAGCCGCCAGCCCCAAATCCAAAGACCAAAGCAGATGCAGGCCGCAAAGCCAGCTTTTGTGCGCGAATGGAAGGGGTTGTGCAACACGCCAAAGGCCCAGCAGAACGGGCAAAGGCATCCCTCAAAAACTGGAACTGTTAAAGGAAAATCATGTCAAACTCAGTCGCAATCGGCGTTGCTTACTCCGACCCAGAATTCACAACTTGCGAAGCAAGTGTTTCCCTTGGCTACACCGCAGCTGCACAAACAGCAGTAACCCAGGCCACCAGCAAATCCACAGGCGTGACTGCAAACACCAGTGCTGGTCAGATCACGATGAACAACGCATCACTGGCAGCAACAACAAACGTCACCTTCACGCTGACTAACTCGCTGTTGAGCGCCAAGGACGTTGTGATTGTGAATGTGGCAAGCGCCAACGCAACCGCAGGAGCTTACAACTGCTGGATTAGCTCAATGCTTGCAGGTAGCGCCACCATTACCTTGCGGAACATTACTGCTGGGTCATTGTCTGAGGCTGTGGTCATTAACTTTGCGATCATTCACAACGCATAAGCCATGATTGGTCAAAGCCTTCTCAGCCAGATGCTCCCTGCCAGCAGGGACATACGCTATAGGCAAGGCCAGAACCAAGGCCAGATGATGGGCGGTAGAGGTGGTAATGATGAGGGTCGAAGTTCAAACCCCGGTTGGGACGCCATGTCTAACGCTGAAAAGGCCGCCTACTACAGCAACAACCCTACGATGGCAGGCTTGACGCAAGGCTTGCAGAAAGCATTTGGTGCAACCAGCTACGGGATGCTGCAAAACGCTCTAGCGCCGAACTTTGTAGCCGAGCAGGGTATGGTTGGCAGAGGCATTGACCCTGGCACTGGTTTGCAGGTAGGTGGCTATGGTTCTCGCCAAGCGCCAGATTTACAAAGTTTTGACATTGCTACGCCAACCCCCACTGGCTTGTACGGCGACCAGTTTGCCGGTGAGACTGCCCCGCAGTCTAAGGGTATGTTTGAGTCTTTGTTGAGCAATATTCTCCCCAGTTCCAATGTAACCTTGAATCCAGCGCCAGTTGAGGATCGCGCGCCATCACTTACGCCAGCAGGAATTGAAGCAGCAAACATCGCCGGTGGCTACGGCAACTTTGCAGGGGGTGGTGCAGGCTTTGGTGGCCCTGACACTTCCAACAGCTTTGGTGAAGGCGAATACAACCAAGGCGGCATGGTCAACGCCCAGCACCTAATGGGCCGCGCTCCTGCGCCGGACGATGGCTACGGCGCGCTACAAGGCGGTGAGTACGTCATCACTAAGGCGGCAGTGGAGAGGTACGGCAAGGCAATGATGGACGCTATCAATAATGGCACTTTCCGCTAATTATGGAATTTATAGAAGCACTGGCAAAAGGTTGGCCAATGCTGCTGGCGCTGATTACGCTCATCATTGTGCTGGCAAAAATGGATATCAAAATTGCCGTGTTGGAAGAAAAGGTCAAAAGTTTGTTTGAGATTTTTAACAGGAAAGACAAATGAGCAAAACTAAACCACACTATCTGCCTAACGGTAAGCTGCACAAGGGCGAAACGCATAAGGCTGGCACTGTCCTGATGACCGGGGCAAAACACACGCCGTCCAGCAAGCCCCTGACGCATACGCCGCCGGCGAAAAAGAAATGATTGGCCTCGACGCTATCCTCGGCATCGGCGGCAAGCTGATCGAGAAGTTGATACCCGACCCTGCTGCCCAGGATGCGGCGCGGCTGGAACTGCTCAAGCTGCAACAGTCTGGTGAACTGGCGGCGATGACTGCCCAGACCGAGATTAACAAAGCAGAGGCCAGCAATCCCAGCGTGTTTGTCAGCGGCTGGCGCCCAGCGATTGGCTGGGTCTGCGCCTTGGCGATGGGCTACCAGTACCTTGCTCGACCGCTGATGGTTGCCTTTATGCCTGCTTTGGCGTTTCCCGGCCTCGACGATAACCTCTGGCAGTTGATGATGGGTATGCTGGGCCTGGGCGGTTTGCGGACGTTTGAAAAGACCCAAGGCGTAGCAAGTAAGTGACCCCGCATTTCACGCTTGCCGAGTTGACCCACACCGATCACCGCAGCCTAAACAACACGCCAAACGCTGGCGAACTGGCAAACTTGCAGCGGCTGGCAGAGTTTCTTGAAGTAGTGAAAACTACGCTGGGCGGCAAGCCAATAATGATTAACAGCGCCTTCAGATCAAAGGCCGTGAATGACGCCGTAGGCTCCAAAGACACCTCGCACCATAGGCTGGGCTTGGCTGCTGACTTTCGAGTACCTGGGGTCGCTCCAGACGCCGTGGTGAGGGCGTTGCTGCACTTACCCTATGACCAGATTATCCGAGAGTTTGACGCCTGGACGCATATCAGCATCAGCGACAAGCCCCGGCGTCAGGCGTTAATCATCGACCGACAGGGAACTCGGCCTTTCGTGTAACCGCCCGGTACGCCTCAATCGCATCTTTCAAGTCACCACGCATCTGCTCTAGCTGGTCTTGCTGCTTTTGCAGACGCAGGTATGCCTCCATAGCGAACTTGTCTAGAGTCGCCCTGTCCCAGGTTGCAAAGGTGGGCGTCATGGGTGTGGGCAATCATCAGGCACAAAGGCTAGGCAATGCACCGCTGCGTATTTGCTTCTTGACTTCTCCCACCTATCAATATATGTGTCGGGCATCAAAGTTAATGACCTGTTGATTGCTGATGGCTCTGCGTCCAACATCAGCGCCAGTTGCTTGGCAGTCAGACCATCAGGCGCTTGGGCCAAGGCATCACGGATTTGTTTAGACATCACCACGGTGCATCCTCGTAGTTTTCTGGGTTGAACGGGATGGGTTTGGCTGGCAGCGGCTTGGGCAACTCGGTGGGGAAGGGCCAGTTATCCATTGCGTTCCTTCAACTTGGCTTCTGCCGCAATAAGCAAATCTTCCCACCCATGCTGCGCCGCCGCAATTTCAAACCTATCATCATCCGTCAGACCCTGCCACGAACGCTGTGCTGCAAAGTGGTCAGCAAGTTCCCGCGCTTTGTGCTTGTTTACGCCCTCGCGGACTAAGGTAGCCACCACCATATCGCGCCACGGGGTTGGCTCCTGCTCTGGCTGTGCTGCGGGTGGGTGCTTGTAAACGGGAAAAGCAGCAAAGGCTCCCTCGTACACACTTTCGTAGTTAAGGTGCCCACCAGTCCAATCTTCCTTAAGCCACGCCACCGGCTCTTGCTCTGGCTGTGCCAAGGCTTCGCGCAGGGTGGTGATGGCGTTCTCTGTTTTGACCCATCTGGGGTGCTTGTGCCTGCTATATTTCGGGTAAGAACCCCCGTTAGAAAAATCTAGAAAAGATTCCAACGCCTCCAGCGCCTGCTGCGCGGCTTGTCTCAGTGTGGTCATGTGTTGCGCTCCTTTAACCGGGCTTCTGCCCACACCGCCCCTTGTGTAAACGTATCCAAAGCTGTACCTTTCTTGTTGTCAATATGCTCCCAATCATCATCCGTCAGCCCTTGCCACGGCTTCTTGTAAATCTGTGTGTCGTCATCATCGTCAGTTTGAGCCGCCCACAAGCGCAGAGCCTCAGCTTCGATGCGTCTGAATTCGTCTTCCTCTGAGTTCATAGCATCCCCCAAATGAATCCCGCAAGCCCTGCAATGCCAACCAGGGCAAACAGCCCCAGGATTACCGTAGCAATCAAGTGCATTAGGTTCGCCAGTTCGTAATCGTCATCATCATCCATTTCAACCCCCGTTAGCTAAAGTATGCCGAGGCCACAGAAAGGCGCTGCTCTCAACAGCGCCAGCCTCTTGCAGTTCCTCCACCGTCCACGGCTTCAATGGCGTTAACCGTGTATGCCCCGGCGTCACAAACACTGGCATGGTGTAGTGAGGCAACAGCTTAACGCTGTTGAGAATGAACACCGTGTGTTCTGTCAATTCCAATTTGTCAGTCATAGCGTCACCTTTCTAGTTTTAAATCCCCTGTGCGTGTAGCACTGCACCGACCCATCCCCCAGCAGCTTCCAGCCAGCGTTCTCGCCGCATAGCCGCTGAATTTTCTCCTCCACGGTGTCTATCCGTGCCTCGTCTTCAGACGGGCCGTCGAGCAGGTAGGCCGTGGACATGACCAGGGCGATCAACCCTGCTGCC